TTAGATCTGCCTGCCAAACCAGACAACACGGCCAACCACGGCAAAGTCACCTTCAGGCTTGCTGGGGTCAACCTCAAAGGGCATATAAGCCTCATTGGCACTCAAGATAGCCAGGCGGCCACCAGGTAGCTTCTGCACGCGCTTCACCAATAAATCACCATCTACACGCAGAACGTAAAGACCACTTGTTGGGGACGTATCTGCATGGTTGATAAGAATTACGTCCTTATTGTTCAGCACGCCCTCCATCGAATCTCCCTTCACCGACAGGACAGACAGATCCTTCGGGTCAATTCTCAGGTAGTTATCTATCCAATAGCGACGGAAAGACATTGAGAACATGGGGGACTCGCCTGCGACAGCCGCACCATGACCGGCAGCAGCTTTCAGGTTATACCGTGGAATGAAGACGAACTCTTCCAAGTCCACCGGATTACCCAAAGTATCAAGACAGGAGCATGGCTCTTTACCTACAGGGTGACCAAGCGGTGAAGCACTGACCAACATACCCCCTCGCCCTGCGGCAAGCCATTCGATTCGCACACCGGCAGCATCGGCCAGCTTCACCAGGTTTGACCTTGACGGGTCAGCCTCTCCCTTTCTCCATCTAGACAACGTCGCAAGCGTCACACCCGCCTTCCGAGCAGCCTCTGAAGGACCACCTGCCATTTCAATCGCCTTCGTGATTCGAAGGGGGAAGTCATCGTAAAGGTTATCCATGTCGATCTTTTACGCAGATATCAGAATTTCTTTCGCCGTAAAAGTAACAATGCAAGTATCTGATAAGTATGAAATTTTTATCAAACTAGATACTGATGCACGATAAACTTAACTTTTACGATCAATTGAATCTTGTTTGATTGATCTTTTACGATTAACATGTGTTCACCTAATCACCGCGAGAGATTAAGTAATGAGCACATCGTCAACCCCAAAAAAAACCGCCGAGGATTGGCACAGGGCGGATATCGTCGCAGCCGTTCGCAAGGCCGGATGGTCTCTACGGAAACTATCTATCAAGGCTGAACTTAGCCCTGGCGCATTGAACAATGCGTTGGATAGATCTTGGCCGAAAGCAGAAAGAATCATCGCCGCTGCTATCGGTGTCGAGCCGGAAACCATCTGGCCGAGCCGCTACGCTCGGCGCCATTTTAAGCCAGTTTTCCCATCCGTTCCCCTTTCATCTGCAAATACTCCGGCAGCACCCCGCCGGGTTGTTGCTGCTGAGTGAATGGTAGAGAGCAATGCAGCCTGCTGCCAGCTCCACGATTCTATATAAGGGGAATTTAACAATGCGAAATCGTAAGGGTCATTCAATTCCTTCGAGTCTGGATGATGCGATTCAATGCCAGCTTGCAACCGCTGAAAAATTGGGGCTAGTACCCAAGCGCATGGCCGACCTGATGGGCGTCGACGTCAAGACCTACTACCGCTGGATGGCTGACTCATCCATGCCGCTGAATCGTTTACGCCAGTTCGAGACATTCTGCCAAGCATCCTATATCAGTGAGTACCTCTGCACGGCTCATGGTGGTCGCGTTGTTATCACCATTCCAACCGGTAAGAAGGCCAAAGCCAGTGATCTGGGTGAAATGCAGGCTAATTTCGGGCGCGTAGTTATGTTGCTTGAGCAGTTTTATCGCGACCAATCCGACCTGACAGAAACTATCGAAGCCCTCACCTGCGCACTCTCGCAGGTCGCCTACCATCGTGAAAACGTGATCAAGAACGGCAATCCTGAGCTGGAACTGTTTGGAGTTCAGGAATGAGCCAGGCAGAACTAAAGACCCATTACAGCGCGGCAGAACTCGCCGCAATGAAATTGCCGAGCATACCAGGAGCAGTCAAAAACATCATCGCCAAGGCATCCCGTGAGTTATGGGCCTGCCGAAAGCGGGAAGGCAAAGGCGGTGGCCTTGAGTATGAATTGATGAGTCTCCCGCCAGAAACCATCGCATCAATCAAAGACCGCCTGGTCAAATCGATCATTGCAGCCCCGGTCGTCGCATTACCGACCCCACCTGCCACCACCCAGCAACTGGAACTGGCGCTGACCAGCCGCCAGCAGACGATTGAAGGTGCGCGCAAGGGCCTACTGGTTGCGATCGAGCGCCTGATGGCTGGCTGCGGCGTCACCCGTGAAGCCGCTATTCACACCCTGCTGACCCAGGCCAAGGCCGGAACGCTGGACCCGCACCTGGAGAGAATGCTGCGCGCTGCCCATGATGGTCGTGGCCGCAAGGGTGACAGCCCCTACCCCTCGGTGCGCAGCATCAAGGGTTGGCGTGCACTGGAAAAACAAGGCCATCTGGCACCCAGAACTGCCATGACAGCGGTGCTGGAAATCCCGGCCTGGGCCAAATCATTTCTGACTTACTGGCAGCTTCCTTCCAAACCCAGTGTCTCGCATGCCTATGAGCAGTTTGCACGGGACTGGACCGATAGCCCGGAAATGCTGCCCTCCATTCACCAGGTGCGCCGCTTCATCGGCAAGCTGGGAGCGGTCTCGCGGGAAACCGGCCGGATCGGCCCGCGTGAGATGAAAAACATCAAGCCTTTTGTGCGCCGGGACATCGCGCAGCTGCAGCCGAATGACGTATGGACCGCTGACGGCCACACCTTCGATGCAGAGGTGCAGCATCCGATGCATGGCCGGCCTTTCCGCCCGGAAATCACCGCCATTATCGACATTGCCACCCGTCGCATCATCGGCTGGAGCGTGGGCCTGGCCGAATCAGGACTGGCGGTGCTGGATGCCATCACCCATGCAGTGACCCGTGAGGGCGTGATGGCGATCTTCTATGTCGACAATGGCTCCGGCTACAAAAACGACATGCTGCGCAATGAGTCGACCGGCGTAATGGGGCGACTCGGGGCCGACATGCGTTTTGCCCGCCCCTACAACTCACAAGCCAAGGGCGCTGTAGAGCGGCTGCACCAGTCGGTATTCGTGCGCGCCGCCCGCGAACTGCAGAGCTATATCGGTGCCGACATGGACCGCGAGGCCAAGCTGAGCCGGTTCAAGCTCACCCGCAAGGCCATCAAGGACGGGGGGCAGAGCAAGCTGATCAGCTGGCCGCACTTCATCGACTTCATCAACCAGCGCATTGCCGACTACAACGCTCGGCCCCATCGCAGCCTGAATGGCATCAGCCCGGACATGAAGCTGGCCGAGTTTGTTGCCCTGGGCTGGGAGCCAACCCGCCTGCGCCCAGGTGAAGAGGCCTATCTGTTCCGGCCCCAGGTCGAGCGCAGCATCAGCCGCTGAGAAATCGCGCTGTTTGGTAACCGCTACTTCAGCCGGGCACTGGAAGAGTTTCACGGCGAGCGCCTGCGTATCGGCTACGACGTGAACGATGCCAGCCGGGTCTGGGTATATGCCGACGATGGCAGGCTGATTTGCACCGCTGAGTGGAATGCCAACGTCCGCAGCTTCTTCCCTGTTTCCGTGATTGAACAGGCGCGAGACCGTCGTGCGGCAGGCCGGATCAATCGCCTGCAAGCACACCTGGACGAGGTACAAGCAGAGCGTCGTGGCCAGCCGGCCATTGAGGCTCAGCAGGAGATCGTGATTCCAGGGGTGATCAGCGGCACGCGTGAGCAGCTGGCAGAAGCCGCCGCCCAGGCCCGCATCCAGCGGCAACCCATTGCAGCGAAGAGCGTGCCGTCCCCTACCCTGCGACTGGTTGATGTCGCGCCGACACCCGCGCCCAGCAACGTGCTGAGCCTGCCGGATACCCCGGACGCCCGTTACCGCTACTTCTGCACCCTGCGCGACCGTCACCAGCGCGGCGAACCCTTGGGTGAGCGTGAGCTGGACTGGCTGCTGAACAAATATGTCCGTACCAACGAATACCGAACCCTCAGCCAGCGCTGAGCCATGAAAAACAGGAGCCTGAACGTGAATCGCATTGCACCGATTGCCAACCTTGATCTTGTCAGCATTGCCATGAGCAAGCTGATCAACCGCCAGGACGGCTTGCCCGGCCTGGGGGTGTACTACGGTCCCAGCGGCTACGGCAAAACCACCACCATCGTGGCGGTAGCCAATGAGACCCGCGCCTATTACGTGCAGATGCGCAGTGCCTGGGGCAAGAAAGCCCTGCTGGAAAAAATCGCCTTTGAAATGGGCCTGCACTCCGCCTCCACCGTGTCAGCCAATCTGGATCTGATCTGCGAACAAATGTCGACCAGCCAGCGCCCGCTGATTCTGGATGAGGCCGACCACGCGGCCTCCCGCCCCGGCATGGTGGAGCTGCTGCGCGACATCTACGAAGGCAGCCAGGCTCCGCTGATGCTGGTGGGGGAAGAAATGCTGCCCAGCAAGCTGAAGAAGTTTGAGCGCTTCCATGGCCGGGTGCTGGCCTGGGTACCGGCACAGCCGGTGACGCTGGATGACGCCCACCAGTTGAAGGGCATCTACAGCCCGGATGTCACCATCGCAGATGACCTGCTCGCCCATGTGGTCGAGATTGCCCACGGCTCGGTACGTCGGCTGTGCGTGAACCTGGTGAACATTCAGGAGCACGCCATGCTGCACGGTCTGGATACCATCGACCGCGCAAGCTGGGGTAGCCAAGCACTGTATACCGGCGATGCGCCGAGGAGGGTTTGACCATGCCGGCAACCAAGCAGAGACGGCGTAGCGCCCATCTGGAAATGGTGGGGGGTAAGGGGGGACGTCAGCGACTCTGGGAGGCCATCCGCAAGCTGCGCACGGACTTCAACATGATCGACCTGGCCGCCAAGGCAGGCACCGACATTGATACTGCCAAGACCTACCTGCAGGCACTGGAAAAAGCAGGCCATATCGAGGTGGTTCAAGAGAACCATGGCCACACCGACAAGCGCTGGAATCTGCTGCGGGATAACGGGCTGGAAGCACCACGCCTGACACGGGATGGCAAGCCGGTCATCCAGGGACGGGCCCGTGAGGCTATGTGGCGGACCATGCGTATCGTCCGTGACTTCACCTTTCACGAACTGGCGGCACTGGCCAGCTCGACAGAAGTCACGGTTGCGCCCACGACTGCCAAAGACTATCTCAAGCACCTGTTGAATGCTGGCTACCTGATTGTGATCAACAAGGGAAACAGCAAGGGAAATGGCCACAAAGCCAGCCGCTTCCGCTTCAACCCGGCGCGCAATACCGGTCCGCGCCCGCCGATGATCCAGCGCACCAAGGCGGTCTACGACCCGAACCTGGGTCAGGTCGTCTGGCAAGAGGAGCCTGACCATGACTGCTGACTGGCTGGACATCCTGCGCGCTGCCGTGGCCGAGCGTGGCCAGAAGCCGGTGGCCGCCGAGCTGGGCTATTCGCGCAGCACCATCAGTCTGGTGTTGGCCGGCAAGTACGCAGGCAGGACCGAGGCTGTCGAGAAGCAGGTCCGGGCCGTCCTCGCAGTAGTGACCTGCCCTTTCAACAATCAGCCCATGACCATGGCCGACTGCCGCACCTTCAGCAGTAGCCGGCCACCGACGCACCACCCGTTGAAACTGACGCACTGGCGGACCTGCCGCTCGTGCAAGCACTGCAGCAAAGGAGAGTGACATGCAAACCAGTACTGCCCCGCAGCGCCCTGTAACAGCCTTCCTGCCCATCAACACCCTGATGCTGCAGGCGATCAAGAAGGTGGAACAGGTTATTCACGAGTTGGGCCGGCGCGGCTTTGCCGTGGCCAGCATCGACATGAGCAGCCCGGCCTACCCGACTGTCCGCATCCAGACCAGCGCCCGCTGCGTGCAGCTGATCGAATCGGGCCAGGCCGCCTACTTCAGCTTTGGTCAGGGCCAGATTGGCCGCTACCGCGAAGGCCAGTTTCGCCTGGATGGTTGCCGGGTGGTCTGGACTGAAAACGCAAATTAACCCACGCCCAGGAGAACGACATGAGCGAACAAACCGTAAACCGTGACTACCGTGTCATGCGCAAAAAGATGGGACTCAATCAGTCCCAGTTCTGGGGAGCCGTGAAGGTGACCCAATCCGGTGGCTCCCGCTACGAAAGCGGCCGGCAGGCCCCGGCCCAGGTGGATGAGCTGGTCCGCTTGCGCCACGAGCTGGACATCGACACGGCACTGATCACCACCGAAAACGCGGCCCTGATCCGGGCCGTTCTGGAAACCGGCATCAAGGTAGTGGGAGATGGCCACATCGCCTGAACTGGATGCGGCCACCAAGGCCCTGCTGGCCAGGAAGGTAGAACGCCTGGTGGGCATGGGCATGGACCGCAAGGCAGCGCGGCGGGTGGTGTGGGATGACTACCAGGCCGAACAAGCCGCCCTCGCCGCCCTTCCCCCGGCATCCGTGATGACCACAGGCGCAGAAGCACCGGCAGCAACACCAGCCGACAGCCGCTTCTGGAATGCCAGGGACGAGCCGGAGCTGACGCCAGACTGGCTGGACAGGAATCGCCAGCAGCTGGCGCGGGTGAAACAACTGATTGGAGCAAGGAGCAAGTAATGCAAAACAGCACCCCCATTCCGGAGGGCTACTGGCAGGACGCCAAGGGCTGCCTGGTACCGGAAAACATGATCAAGCCCATCGACAAGGAAAGAGACCAGCTGGTGCAGGATCTGGTACGCCAGGCCCGCACCGTGTCCGCCACCCTCGCCCGCTTCAAGGCGGCGGCATTTGGTGACATCGAAGCCTTCATTGATCTGTCGGCCGAGCAGTACCAGGCACAGATCGGCGGCAAGAAAGGGAACCTCACCCTGTACAGCTTTGATGGCCGCTACCGCATCCAGCGGGCCAATCAGGATCGCATCACCTTCGACGAGCGCCTGCAGGCAGCCCGTGTGCTGATTGATGAGTGTCTGACCGACTGGACCGAAGGTGCCCGGCCGGAGCTGCAAGCCATCGTCAACCAGGCTTTTGCAGCGGACAAGGAAGGCAAGATCAACACCGGTCGCGTACTGGCGCTGCGCCGCATGGACATTCACGACCCACGCTGGCAACGCGCCATGACCGCCATCAGCGAAGCCGTCCAGATTGTCGGCAGCAAGGCCTACATCCGGGTCTACGAGCGGGTTGGCAATACCGACCAATACCAGCCCATCGCCCTGGATATCGCCAGCGTCGGACTGCAGTAGAACACCCGTCATTTACACCGTTTTTTAACGTCACACCAAGGAGTACAGCATGAACAAGGCAGAACTGATCACCACCCTCGCCGCCAAGACCGATGCCACCAAGGCCGACACCCTGCGCTTTGTCGACGCCCTGGAGCAGACCATCCGTGAGGAGCTGCAACGCGGCGGCGAAATTCCGCTGGCCATCACCGGCAAGTTCAAGGTCAAGACCACCGCCGAGCGCACCGGCCGCAACCCCAAGACAGGTGAATCGCTGGTGATTCCGGCCAAGCGCAAGGTCACCTTCACCCCGGCCAAGGCGTTGAAGGACGCCATCAGTCACTAGAACCCGGTGTCGAGCCTGTTAACGCAGGCTCCGCAACGTGTTTTAACCCGCAATGCAGCCGTGACCGGCCAGCCCCGACCAACACACTGGGGTGCCGTCCTCTGATAAAGCCGGCAGGCCGGTCACGCATGCACTGCGCACCAAGGAGAACCCCATGACAGACCGACGCAAGGCGATGATCTCCAAGATCCACATTGCCCGGCAGCAGCTGCAGATGGCAGATGACAGCTATCGCTCCCTGCTGGCACGTCTGGCAGATGGCAAGACCAGCAGCACCACCCTCACCCTCGCCCAGCTGGACCTGGTCCTGGCCGAGTTCAAGCGGCTGGGCTTTGTGCAAAAACCGGCGCGAAAACATGGTCGCCGGCCCAAGCCGGTCGACAGCCGTGAAACCCTGATCGCCAAGATCGAAGCCCAGCTCAGCAGCGCTGGCCGGCCATGGGACTACGCCCACAGCCTGGCCAAGCGTATGTACCGGGTGGAGAAACTGGAATGGTTGAATAACGAACAGCTGCAAGGCGTGATGGTCGCCCTGGTCTACGACGCCAAACGCCACGGGAGACCGGCATGAACCGCAACGACCACGAAATGGCCATGGCCCGTGCCCTGCACCTGGTCCCGGAAAACGTCCGCACCATCATCGACCTGATCGGGCTGAGTGCCACCATCAAACTGGTGGAAGCCTATGGCGGCACCCACTTCCCGGTGCCCAAGACCGTGCGCCAGGAAGGGCAATATTTTGCGGCGCTATCAGAGGCGGTAGGCGTTGAACCGGCTGCCATGCTGGTGAAGCATTATGGCAACACCCGCCTCTATGTGGCCAAGTGCGCTAGGGCCATCCGCGCCCTGCGTGATGCCAGCATCCGGGCCGACTACGACGCCCACTGCCTGGAGCTAGGCCACAACGCCACCGTCAACAACGTGCTGGTGCCGAAATACCGGCTATGTGACCGCAGGATAGAGGAGATTCTTGAAAAGGATGATGACTTGGTGCCACTGAGTGGCACTGGGCAAGGCTCACTGTTCTGAAGTAAAAATGGCCCCGATGGGGCCATTTTTACTTCTACTACATCAGCGAACAACTCAAATTCGGCCAAAACAGCCAAATGTGACCCGAATTTCGAAGGCCTGCTTATTGCTTAAAACAGCCATCGATGTATCTAAAAATTTCGCGACGATTTATCTTGCATTTTTGCGGCTAGGCTTTGCTCGGCTCTTTAATTCAATGCAATTAATCTCATGCACTCTCCGCTCTCTAAAGTAATAAGTGGCCGTTATTAATACAGAAAGAATTGCAGAAAAAAAGCTGAAATAATAATAGCCTTTGATGTACGAAAAAAATGCGGCGAAGCTTAAAAATGAGCTATGCACCAGTGCATCAAGTATCCACGATAGGTGTTTGTTCTTCGTTTTTCGCCATACCCATTTTATTGTTCTGGCAATAGGATTTCTGCTTACTTTCTTTTTTACATTTTTATTCTGGTATATAAATGGCAAATAACCAAATGCAGCAAAGGCAGCATAGACCAGAAAACCTAACCATACTGACTCCCACAAAATCTCTCTTGCAGATTGGATATCCAACTCAGTAATCTCCATAATTTTCACCAATTAAATCCATCAAATCATCTAAGAATTTAATGCATTTAACGTTGAAGAAAAAATGTATCAGTAACGTCCAGAAACCTTGTGCCCAATAAGGAATGCGAACGAGCCTAGGCTGATATAGCCAAGAATCACTTCGATAATCACAGCTAGCTGCCCCCACCCTGGCACAGGCGACATATCTCCATATCCAAGAGTTACGAATGTAACGACACTGAAGTAGAAGGCCGAAAGGAACGTACAGTCCAGATTCTTTATGAGACTGATGTTCGCATGGTAGTAAGCTGCGAATAGCAGATTCAGCAGCAAGACTTGCATGCCCAAAACTGTAAGAGATGTCCAAACTTTGCTGAAAATGACCGATATGGAGAACATCACTCTTTCGCCCATTGGGAGCATCTTGAAGTCACGGAATTTGCTAAAAACGTACTCGTACCATTGAACATAGTTCTTAACAGAGGAGTTCCGTAGACCAGACAGACCAGAAGTGTCGTTAAAAAGGAAAACTGTGTGCTTCCTCCTCACTATAGCGCCAGACTCTGAGAAGCCATTCTTAGAAAACCAGCATTTTAACAAAGCCCATAGTAAGTAGAAGTAGCTAATTTCCTGAAATGTCAACTTATCAGGAATGCTAACGTCATTCATGGTAACGGCATTAAGGAATGCCCCGGAAATATCTGCTCCAGACATTCCACTATTCGAGAAGCGTACTTGCCCAAGTCGGGCGTCCCTCAGGGAAGAAAAGTTAAGGCTTGAGTTTTCAAAGGCAACACGCCCAATTTGCGAGTCATCCAGGTTTGCATAGGTCAGTACGACATTACGGACGGTGCAGTTATTTATCTTTACTCCCTGCAAGTCAATACCGGACAAATTCACATGCGGATAAATCTTGGAATTAGCATAGAGCTCTTGAAACTTAGCAATGGTATATTGCTCGCCATTCAGCTCGAAGGAAAATCCAGAGAAATCTAAGATAAAAGTCGACATTGAGTCAAAAAAAGTTCCAGCCTCAAATGCCTCATTTATAACTTTTCTATTATTCTCCTGTTGTAACTGTATAAACTCCCGTACTGCTCTCTGAACTTCTATACCTATTGGGGTTTTCCATCGAATTTGATCCTCAAAACGTTGAAAGTCGGTTGGGCTGAATCGTTTGTTGATCTCAGTCGCAACCTTTTCCCTATGGGCAAACCAAAATTCGCCAGCGTTTTCGCTAGCCCCCATACCGATACCGGTAAGAATTTCGAAAACTGCGTCAGGTAAATACATTGGTATCTGCTCCTTGGCATGTGCAGTTCACTCATTTTGCCTGTTTTTCGCCTATCATGCCATTTAGATGTAAGTGACATTCACCCATCAATTAGCCAGCATCTAACTCACATTCCCCGTTGCAGGAAACTAACGTCCAGTGCTGGTAACAGATAAACGGCCGGTATATGCCAAGAATAGATACTCATAGTAGATAGGATGGCAGACCGCTTTGGCCGAACTTGAGACCTTGACTGCATATCTGGACAATGGCCATAACTGACTTAAAGCTGCCAAGAGCTGCCAAGAGCTGCCTCAACGGCAGCTTACGACCCAAAGCGGTCTAGTTACTACGTCTGGGAAGACGTTACTCGTTAAGCCCAGATATTCACAGGTTAAGCGTAACGTCATTCGGCGTAAACAAATGCAACCCGATTGATTAACGGCATAAGCACGATGATCCCATGCCCGGTATAGGCATACCAACTACCCTGTGCAGAGACCGCACGGTTGATCTCGCTTACAACCTCAGCTTTGATTGGAATGCCAAAGCCATACCGATTTAAGTAATTGTCAAGTAAAGGCCCTGGTTCTGTACGTGAAGCCCCTTCCCCCTCAAACCACTCGCGATGACCATGCAAGGGAGTTGCCTCCCATGTCAGTTCAGGTACCAAGTCGCTTGGATTTTTGTGGGACATATGCGAAGGAAGCTCATACAAGATGACTCCCGTCTCATTTCCTCCGGGGCCAAAACCCCAAGAGTTAGTCTCGGAGTACAGAACTTTTTGCACTTCTAGCTGCGGAGGAAGCAGAGATAAGCGATTTGGTGTTCCGAGAAACCACACTGCAGCCGAGAACGCTACGCAAAGAAGCAAACATGATAGTAGGCAACCCAGCGTTCGACGTTTCATATGCATGCTGAGTAGAAAAATTTCCATCTGACTGTTCTTGTCCTATAGCATCCCTGCATCAATGTCTTTCTACGACCCGTAGCGGCCGGTCAGACTTTTGGAAAGTGGACGCTCCAACGTTGGACTTAAGCGGCACCGGCACGGTGTCCGCTTGAAGGACTTGTTAGTCTAGAGTTATGTGGTTGATTATTGAATCAAGGGATTGTGCTAGGCGCTGAAAAATCGCCATGTAAATTTCTTCGTTATGCCGATTCTCTGCACATATATTCATGCGATTATAAATAGAGTCCATTTTTTCTTCTATAGTCCCCTCTGACTGAAGATGGCACATTACTATCCGATAGTCATAGAGAACAAAAAATGGACACATTAGTTCGTCGCTGTTTTCCAATAAAAAAACACTGGACAGTAGGGTACTGAAAAGCTTTAACCCTTTAAGACCTTTGACATCAGCGCTGGGTGCCTTTTCAAGAATTATCTCTTTTATGCTCTTCTCGCAGAGAGCCTCTACGAATATTCTATTGAGTGATTCAACAACAGGGGCGACGTGCCTATTTTCCCAGAAAACAGGTTTTTGAAGGTCCGCTATTGTTCTCGATATTTCGCCCTCAAGCTTGAATAACTTATAGCCAAATTTATTTTCAAACAGATCAGATAGCTTTTCTCTGGCCTGAAAAACTTTGCTTTCAAGCGCGCTTTCAGCCCATTCGACACATATCTGCGCATCATAGAATTCAGAATGTATCTCGAATTCTGGCTCTATGTTTTCAGAAACCAAGTAATATTTTTCCTTGTCAGGCAGACTGTCGATATCGCCAAGCCACATCAATATGCTTTTGTTTCTATTGATGCCAAATGAAATATGCCATTCATCTTTGCAAGACAAATTACCGTAAGTGGATGATAGGATTTTTATATCATAGTCAGGATGTTGGGTGTACTTATTAAGCACGTCCATGTTGAAATAGACCGGAACAAGGAAGCCGTCATTCTGCGATCCTATTAGGCCTGGTATAAAGTAATATTCCAAAGCGGAGTATTTGAAAGGCAAGTTATTGCAGTATGAAAATCTTTTTGATTTAAGACTATCCGGTGGGGAAATCGTAATCTTGCTCAGCCCCTTGGTTTTTGCTCCGTCTACGACATTTTTCAAAATGACTCTTGCGCACTGAGGAAGGTAAAGCTCATTTGTTTCCTCATTTTTCAAATGCGGTATGCCTTCAAGGGATATTTGTATGCCTTCGAACTCAAACTGATACACATTGGTTGTAAAATGCAGTTTTGTGCCGTTTTCGCAAAAATACTCATCTGTTGTTTTCAATTTATTTTCCAAAAGCTAATTGGATGACCCCTCACGACAGAATGGTTAGGCCTATATGCTCGCAGCGATTTGAGAAAAAGCCTCTCCTGAAACATTTCTTTGAAACACGACCGCCACATCGTCAGGTTTGATAGTTTTATAGCTAAGGCATGTTGCGCCTTGGTATACAAGTTTGTAGCCGCCGTGATCGGCATGGTTGTCGACCTGATACACACCTTCAGCCTTGATGGGAAAGAATAGTTCTTTGGGACGTGAACTTTTTTCTGAGCTGGTCTTGGTGTGCCATGTGACAACTGTGCTATTTACGCGAGCCTTTGAAGATGCGGACGAGCAGGAATAGACGATAGGTTGGGTTTGTGACTTGAGACAATTGAGTATCCAGCCTCTTTCAGCACTGTGCTTTCCCCACATGCTGTCATTCTTTGTTGCCATATGCGCTCCAAAAGTGAAAAGAAAAGGCCTAACGTTTGACGTGAGGGGCCGCCGTAGCGGCGAAGCCACGAAGGGTGGTTAGGGTGCACAACGTGTAAGGACATGTCTGATCGCTATTTTATACGCAAACAGATGTGCCAGTTCGACACTTACTGGATCTCCAGCGTTTGGTAGTGGGTATAGCGGATTATTCAATGCTGCAATTTGGTTAATTTTCCCTTGCTTCCAGGTTTACCCATTGTGAGTTATACACCGCGTACGGCGTAATCCTACCTCAATCCCAAAGAGTAGGGCGCACTGAGCGTAGCGAACTGCGCCGAATGACAAATGGATCGACTCACAAAAATCGTGTATTACTGGGGCAAAATCAAACCATCCAGTGCAATGCGCTTCGCTTATTTTCACCCTACAACGACCGCTTTCGGCGTGGAATCACCACCGGTCGCACTTGGCCGAAATCGGACGGTCTCTAATGACTACCAACCTATCATGCCTTGCCATGATAATACTCATATGGCATTCCACAGGAAAGGCTTAGCTGGCTACCAATCTCAGATATCACTTATCGCCCCTAGCTGTACCGAACCCCTTCCCAATCTGCCCCCGTCCTGACTTTCCCTACGATTTGCCTCATGTCTCCCATGAGGAAATATCGTGTCCCGCACCATCAACCTGATTGTCATTCACTGCGCCGCCAGCCCCAACGGCAAGGTGCTTGGCGCTACATCCAGGACGGCCGCAGCCGTCATTGACCAGTGGCATGCTCAGCGCGGTTTTCACCGCCAGCCGGCTGCTATTGCCGCTTACAACCCCGACCTCAAGGCCATCGGCTACCACTTCGTCCTGGACGTGGATGGCAGCAAGTCCACCGGCCGCGCCCTGGATGAAATCGGCGCGCATGTGGCTGGCCACAATGCCAACTCCATCGGTATCTGCATGGTGGGTACGGATCAGTACAGCACCGCGCAATGGGGTGCGCTGGCCAGCCTGGTGAAGGCTCTGCTGGCCAAGTATCCGGGAGTGCCGGTGGTTGGCCACCGTGATTTGTCACCAGACAAGAATGGTGATGGCACTGTGGAGCCCAGCGAGTGGACCAAGACTTGCCCCGGCTTCTTCGTTGCCAACTGGCTGGCTGCCGGCATGAAGCCGCAAGCCAAGAACATCCTGGCCAGCTAATGCACCGGCCGCTCATTTACCTGTTGCTGCATGCCCTGGCAGCCCACCATCGTCCGTTATCCCGGTGGCGGGTGACTGGTAGCCAGTCCGCACCGGTAGGCCATCGTGGCCCAAGCGGTGTGGCCAAGGTCAAGCGTGCTGCAGCCAAGCGAAGGAACCGCCGTCGTGCAACTTGCTGACATCCTCACCAACCCGGTTACCCAGCGCCTGTCGCAGAGCAAGTTCTGCATCGCGGTCGCCTTGGTGGCAACCACCTTTGCCCTGGTCTGGGAGGTGGTGCATGGCCGCGCCACGGAATGGCTGTATGGGCTTTATCTGGCCGCATGGGTAACCCATGCCCAGGCCAGCAAGCGGGCCGCCATTGCCCGTGATGCCTTACCTGCTCCGGCGGCAGGAGACGCGCCATGAACCTGACCATCCCTCTCATCCCGACCTGGGTAAAGGCCGTGGCCATCGGGGCCGGCCTGGCCTTCATCGCCTACAAGGTGCATCAGCACGGTGTCGAGTCGGGTGCCGCTGCCCAGCACAGGGCAGATGAGACCGTGCGTATCGGTCTGGTGGCTGACTACGAAAAGCAGTTGGGTAAGTTCAAAGACCAGTGGGCCGCTGAGCTGGCCACAGCCCTGCGCGACAAGCAGACCCTGGAGCAGCAGGCCAACCAGATCGGTGCAGCCCTGCTGGAGACGCGCGCCCAGCTGGCCAGAACTCAGCAGCAACTGAAACAGGAGATTCCCCATGTCGTACAAGCTGATGGCCCTCGCTGGACTGGTATTGGCCCTGCAGGGCTGCGTCTCTACGCCCAAAACCTCGGATACCCCGTCGCCAGTGGTGGTCCGGGTCTGCCCGGAGCCTACCCCGGAGATGCTGCAAAAGCCGACCAAGCCGGCAGCGCCGGAGCCGGGCTATCACCCACAGACCTTCTGACGCATTCGGCGGATTACGGCCAGTGGTGCCAGAAGCTGGAGCAGCAGCTGGATGCCTTCATCACCCTGCATACCAAGGACGCACCATGACCGATCTGACCATCCAAAACGAGCAAGGCCAGTTGATGGAGTCCCTGGAAATCAAGGGCGCAGCGCTGGCGGCTGTCGTCGGCCAGATCGCTCGACTCGGGGGTGATGCGGAGTGTGCAAAAGAGGCTGCAAAGCGTCTGTCCGAAGCACTGTACTGGGCTGACCGGGCAATGGGGGCCTTTGATGGATCCGTTTGATCGTGCCCAGAAGCTGGAGCTGGACGAGCGCGAAGGCCACATTGCTGCACGCCAGGCACTGGTCCCGCATGGCCTACCAGCCACGCATTGCATCGATTGCGGGGGCGAGATTCCACAAGAGCGACAGGTCGCGGCACCCGGCCTGCGCTGTACACGTTGTCAGAGCGCCATCGAGCGCCGAAATGGGGGAAACCGGTGACGGTCACTGTTGATTTTTGGTATCTGGTCGGCCTGCTGCTGGGCTTTCTGGGCGTGGTGTTCACCTTCGGCAAGCTGTTGCTGGGCCAGTTTGAGCAGCGTCTGGATCAGCGCTTCAAGGCGATTGATGAGGCGAACAAGGCCACCAGCACCCACTGGGACACCCGCTTTGCCGAGCTGATGGAACAGAACCGGCGCGAGGCGGATGGCTGGCAGCGCATCGAAAAAGACTTCCTGCGCTTCCAGGCTGAACTGCCGTTGCAGTACGTGCGCCGGGAAGACTACGTCCGCAACCAGACCGTGATCGAGGCCAAGCTGGATAGTCTCGCCCTCAAAATCGAAAACGTCCAATTGAAAGGACAGCAGCAATGAATATTGATACCGCCAAAGTACGCCGCGAGAGCATCCGCTGGTATCTGGTGCTGGCCACCTATAACGCCCGGCCCAATGAAATCACCGAAGATGTGATCCAGCAAACCATGCGCGCCATCATCCCCGATGTCTCGCCGCTGGAGGTACGCAAGGAGCTGGACTATCTGGAAGACCGCGCCATGGTGAAGTTGCGCAAGGAGCCATCGGGCCGCTGGTGGGCGGACATCACCCGCTATGGCGTGGACCTTGCTGAGTACACCATCGACTGCCAGCCCGGCATCGCCCGTCCCGAAAAGTACTGGGATAAATAAGATGGCCGCACGCAACAGCGTTTCAATGCTGCCGGCCGAGGTACGTGCCTGGCTGGACCAGTCCCTGGTCGATGGCAATTTCAGTGGCTACCAGGCACTGGAGGAGCTGCTGCGCGACAAGGGCTACAGCATCAGCAAGTCCGCCATCCACCGCTATGGCCAGAAGATTGAACGCCGCTTTGCTGCCATCCGTGCCAGTACCGAAGCGGCCAAGCTGCTGACCCAGGGCGCATCAGATGATACCGACACTCGCTCCGAAGCCTTACTCGCCCTGGTACAGACCGAGCTGTTTGAATCCATCGTCAATCTTCAGGAAGCCGGGGACGAGGATGTCTCCAATGAAGACCGGATCGCCATTCTGTCCAAAGTGGCCAAGAACATCGCCACCTTGAGCCGGGCCAGCGTGAACCAGAAGAAATTCCGCCTGGAAGAACAGGCCCGCATCGAGCAGAAGGCCCGTGCTGCGCTGCTGGCCGAGCAGGAACAGAAGCTGGAAGAGCTGCGCGGCTCGGATGGTATGTCGGAACAGATGGAAAGCAGCATCCGTCGCATCCTGCTGGGTAAAGAGTGATGACCGAAACCGTACAGCAAGCCCCGTTAAAAGCCCTGGGCAGCCCGCGCAAAATTAACCTGGCCGAGGAGCTGGAGCTGGCCGGGGTGGTGGTGCCGCAGGAAGTGGCCGAGGCCATCCCGGCCGAGCAGCCGGTTTTTCTACCCTACCAGCAGCGCTGGTTTGAGGACGAGTCCCAGATCATGATCGCGGAGAAGTCGCGCCGTACTGGTCTGACCTGGGCAGAAGCTGGCCGCAACGTGGTAAAAGCCGCCCGGCCGCGCCGTCGCCAGGGCTGCAATACCTTCTATGTCGGCTCCAAGAAAGAGATGGCGCTGGAGTACATCGCCGCCTGCGCGCTGTTCGCCAAGGCCTTCAACGAGCTGGCCAAGGCGGATGTGTACGAGCAGACCTTCTGGGACGAAGGCAAGCAGGAGGAAATCCTCTCCTACATGATCCGCTTCCCCAAGTCGGGTTTCAAAATCCAGGCACTGTCCTGCCGGCCGTCCAACCTGCGCGGCTTGCAGGGTGACGTGGTGATTGATGAGGCAGCATTCCATGAGTCCCTCGAAGAGCTGCTCAAGGCCGCGTTGGCGCTGACCATGTGGGGCAACAAGGTACGGCTGATCAGCACCCATAACGGGGTCGAGAACCTGTTCAATGAGTTGATCCTGGAAACCCGTGCCGGCAAGCGTGACTACAGCATCCATCGCATCTCGCTGGACGATGCCATTGCCGATGGCCTGTACCAGCGCATCTGCTACGTCACCAATAAAGAATGGTCGGTCGAGGCCGAGGCGAAGTGGCGTGCCGATCTGTACAAGAACGCCCCGAACCCCGAGTCGGCCGACGAAGAGTACGGCTGCGTCCCCAAGAACAGTGGCGGCAACTGGCTCAGCAGCATGCTGATTGAAAAGCGCATGTCCGCCGACACCCCGGTACTGCGCTATGAGTGCCCGGCTGGCTTTGAACTGGAGCCGGACCATGTCCGCACCAGCCACTGCCAGGACTGGATTGATTCGGTGCTACAGCCGGAGCTGGACAAGCTGCCCAAGGGTGTCCGCAGCTTTGACGGTGAGGACTTTGCCCGTAGCGGTGACTTGTCGGTCCATGTCCCCTTGATTGAGATGCAGAACCTGGTCAAGCGCGTGCCCTTCATCCTGGAAATGCGCAATGTGCCCTTCCGCCAGCAAGAGCAAATCACCTTCCACCTGCTGGATAACCTGCCGGGCTTTGCCGGTGGTGCATTCGATGCGCGGGGTAATGGCCAGTATCTGGCCGAGGTGGCCATGCAGCGCTACGGGGCGGATCGCATCCACCAGGTGATGCTGTCGGAAAGCTGGTACCGCGAACACATGCCCCCGGTCAAAGCCGCCCTGGAAGATGGCGACCTGGACGGACTGCCGAAGGACAAGGATGTGCTGGCCGACATGCGCGCCGTGCAAATCATCAAAGGGGTGCCGCGTATCCCGGAAACCCGCACGACTGGTGAAGACAAGGGCAAGCGCCACGGTGACGTGGCAGTCGGAGTGGCCCTCGCCGTGTATGCGTCCCGCGTGATTGATGCAGCCCCGCTGGCCACCAGGGGCTACAAGTCCATCCCTCGCGGGAGCATGGCCATGTCGGCCCGATTCGGGCGCGGAACATGGTAACGAAACGGAGTGCAAAACATGCCGCAAATTGTCGATCACAACGGACAGCCGATTAACACCGGCCTGCTCAAAACCACCATCGCCACCCCGACTACCACCGGGGTGCGTCAGATCATTGTCTCGGCCAGCCATGGGCTGGACCCAGAGATGCTGGGCCACATGCTGCGCCAGGCAGTGAATGGGGATGCCAGTGCCTACCTGCGCCTGGCCGAAGACATGGAAGAGAAGTACCTGCATTACGGCTCGGAGCTGTCCACCCGCAAACGCGCCCTGGTTGGCCTGGAGCTGTACGTGGAGCCTGCCGGCGACGATGCCGTCAGCCAGCGGGCGGCCGAGCTGGTGGAGCAGGCCATGGCCCCGATCAAAGAAAACCTGTTCGATATCCTGGACGCCATCGGCAAGGGTTTCAGCGTCCATGAGATTGACTGGGAAACCAGCGCCAAGCAGTGGATGCCGGTTGGCTTGTCCTACCTGCAGCCGTACTGGTTACAGATCCGGCGCGAGGAGCCGGAAACGCTTTACCTGCGCTCGGACAGCAATATCTACGGTGAGGCGCTGGCCCCGTACAAATTCATCACGCACAAGGTCAAGGCCAAGTCGGGCGTGCTGATCCGGGGCGGCCTGGCACGTATGGCCTGTTGGGCTTTCCTGTTCAGCAATTACGCCATCAAGGACTGGGTCACGTTCGCCGAGGCCTACGGCCAGCCGCTGCGGGTGGGCAAGTACGATGTGTCGGCCACACCGCAGGACATTGAAACCCTGCTGATGGCCCTGCGCAGCCTGGGCACGGATGCCGCAGCTGCTATCCCCAAGAACATGGAGATCGACTTTGTCGACGCCGGCAACAAGTCAGCCTCAGTCGATATCTATGCCCGACTGACGGAGTACTTCGATAAGCAGACCAGCAAGATCGTGCTGGGCCAAACCTTGTCGACCAATACCGGTGGCGCAGACGGCGGTGGGGCTTATGCCCTGGGCAAGGTCCACAACGAGGTGCGGGAAGACATTCTGGAGGCCGATGTCGAGCAGCTGGAAGCCACCCTCACCCGCGACTATGTAAAGCCGGTGGTGGACCTCAATATGGGGGTGCAGCCGGCCTACCCCACCATCAAGCTGCGGATCAACAAACCAGAAGACCTGACTGCACTGGCCGGGGTGGTTAACACACTGGTGCGTGCTGGCTTGCCCGTCGGCCAGGAGTCCACCTATACCCGCTTCGGTCTGGAACGCCCCAAGCAGGGTGAGGCGATACTGGTGCCGGTCGATACCCCGGTCCAGCAAGCGATGAATCGCTATCGGGCGATGAATGCCCTGCAGCCTGGCCAGGCCGACCCGATGGCACCGCTGCTGGAGCTGCTGACCAGCAAGACCGCCGACCCGATGGACGCCATGCTGCAGGTGATTCGCCAGGCACTGGCAGACGCCCCGGATCTGGAGTCCTTCCAGGCGTGGCTGACCGGTGCGTTTGGTGACCTGCCAACCACTGAGCTGCAACGGGTGATGAATACCGCCTTCAGCCTGGCTGAGCTGTCCGGCCGCTACGAGGTCAGCAATGGCCGATAGCGCGGCTCCGTTGAGTGCGATCTTCAAGCAGCCCTGGCAGACCCAGCTGGACTATTTCCAGCAGAAGCTGAACCTGCCGACTGAGAAGTGGACCGACATCATGAAGGCGCAGCATGACCGCTCCTTTGTGGTGGCCGGGGCCATGACCTGCGACTTGCTGGAGGATCTGCGCCAGGCAGTGGGCAAAGCCATTGAAGGCGGCAGCACACTGGCCGACTTCCGGCGCGACTTTGACCAGATCGTGGCCACGCATGGCTGGGACTTCAAGGGCGGCCGCAACTGGCGCACCCGCGTCATCTACCAGACCAACCTGCAGACCAGCTATGCCGCTGGCCGCTACCAGCAGCTGACCGACCCGGACATGCTGAAGGTCCGGCCGTACTGGCGCTATGTGCATTCCGACTCGGTGATGCGCCCCCGGCCGCAGCACCAGGCGTGGAACGGGCTGATTCTTCGCGCCGACGATCCCTGGTGGAACGTTCACTACCCACCCAATGGCTGGGGCTGCCAGTGCACGGTACGTGCCGTTTCGCTGCAGGAGCTGCGTGACAAGTACGGAAAAACTGGCCCAGACACTGCGCCGGTTATTCAGACACGCAGGGTGGAGCAGGACGATGGCAGCGTGGTCTATGTGCCGGATGGTATCGACTTCGGCTGGGACTATGCGCCTGGCCAGGCCTATGTCGGCAAGTTGCTCCTGGACAAAGCGGCGACCACCTCGGCCCGGATCGGTGCCAATGCCATCCAGAGTGCGGTCAACAATATCGACGCCCTGGACAAGATCATCCAGGAGCGCTGGCAGCCGCTGGTACAGCAGATCTACCCGGATCCGGCCAACTACCGGCCGACCAAGCAACGCTTCCACATCGGTGCACTCTCGCCGCAGTTAGTCGACTCCATTGAGCAGGCCACGGGCGAACCGCTGGCCACGGCTGTGGTGTCGGTCGATGATAGTGAAGTGAAGCATGCGCTGCGTGATGCAGGGGGCAAGGCCAGCAAGCGGATCAGTGAAGAAGATGCTATGCAGGCAGTGGTTGGCTTGTGGGAGCCGGAGCGTGTCTATCAGGCTGTAGAGGGTAACCAGGTGCAACCTGTTTATCTGCTGATCTTTCCATCCAAGGATGGGCAGCGCCAGGTCAAAGCTGTGGTCAGTGCAAATTACCGCACGAAAGACAAAGACCAGACCGGGAAACGATTTGTACTGCAGACCAACTCGCTCACTACGCTGGGATACGTTGATCTGAATGATTTGGAAAATCCAGCCCAGTACAGGCGGATTCTTTAGAAGGAGGAAAAACCGTGTCGGCAGGACGCCACCCCCTGCATATGCACGCCCAATGGGCTTGCAGTACGTTCATGCGCTATTTCACGTACCTCGGCACGGCTTGTATTCATTATGAGTGACAACAGCTTTGAAATCCAAGTTATCAACGACAGTGTTGGCCAGGCACTGGGTCAACTGTTGGCCCAAGCCCACAACCTGCGGCCGGCACTGCTGGACTTTGCCGAGTGGGCCACGGCTGAGACGGACCAGCGCTTTGCCGACCAGGCAGACTGGCATGGCCAGCCCTGGGCACCCAATGCCGAGCTGACGTTGGCCAACTATCTGCGCAGCCATGGCGGCAGCAAGAACTTCAAAAAGGACGGCAAGCTGAGTGCGGCAGGTACCAGGCGGCTGTCCGCCAAGCGTATCTTGCAGGTGGACGGTACGCTGCGCCGGGCTGCATTCAGCTATGACGCCACCAGCGACAGCCTGCGCTTCGGCCCCTGGGGCAATGGACTGGACGCCTATGCCGCCATCCAGAACTTTGGCGGCCAGGCTGGCCGGGGACTCAAAGTCACCATCCCCATGCGCCAGTACCTACCGGTCGATATCGATGGCACCCTGGCCGATCCTGCAGAAGCCAAGCTGCTGGACGTGCTGGCCACCCATTTCCAGCAAAGCTGACTTTCCCCATAAACTGCCCTTGGCGCATGCGCAGTGCAGGCAGACCGCCAAGGGTTGGTAGCAATGGTGTAAAACGCCGTCTACCCCCGTTAACGGGTGTTAATTAGGCACCCGCATCCACTACACTCCCTTCCATTGTTGCTCTCCGAACGTAATAATGCTGCTTTTTGGATTTATTCCATTGGTATTAACATGAAGAGAGTGATTCGTTTAGGGGACCCAACTGACCATGGTGGGCATGTTGTGAGTGCGGCTTCGACTACTACTTTGTTTGGTAAAAATGTTGCCTGTATTGGCGATGCTGTCAGTTGCCCACGCCAAGGGCATAACAACTGCGTCATTGTGGAAGGTGACCCATCCTGGTCTGTCGGTGGCAAGGCTGTCGCCCTCGAAGGACATAAAACCAGTTGTGGTGCAGTCCTTATCAGCACCAATGGGAGAAGTCAGCCGATCCTATGAGGCAAGCAGTCAATCAAGTGCCGGGCCTGCTACATCCCCCCCACCAGCATCAGCCTTGGCAAGTAATAGCGACATCCAGTTCGACGACAAATACCGTTTGGTTGATCCAAACACACAACGACCAATCGCGAATCACCTTTATGCAATTGAGCGTGAGAACGGTGATATAGAGCATGGTCAAACCGATGCTGATGGGCACACCCATCTTCTTTCTAGTATTGCGGCAAAAGAAAACATCAAGATTTACCTGGAGGGCTGATCACCATGGGAGAAACCACCATCAAGTCACCAGCAGGACGAGACCTGCATCTCGTTGCAACAAAGTCGACGACACCTAGCTCAAACAACACGGTAAAGCATATCGACGTAGCCAGAGAAACAGTGGAAGTACTGGTCAGTGATTCGAGAATCATCTCCAAAGGCTCACAATTCGGCCATGTGGCAATCTCGATTGACGGCACCGTTTATGGCCGAGCGCATCCTGGCTGGGATATTGCGGCACGCGATGCCTACCTGAAACGACAGCAGATCAACATGCACCGTGCAACTTGGGGGTATGTACTCATGGTCTCCAAAGAGGAGAAAGCGAAAATGCTGGCGGACATCAAAAAAAGGGCTGCGGCAAATGAACCCTACTCCCTTGATAGCAATAGTTGCTCTTCCAATATCGCAGAAGTCCTGGAGTTCGCAGGCATCCCGGCATATGACCCGCGCTGGTCTGGCTTCACGATGATATCTCCGGCTGACCTGATGGTTGGATTAAGCCACTCCAGACGACTGATTCAAAAGAATACCTACGCCCCAAAATGAAAAAAATTCTTTGCTCCATTGCCCTTACGCTTTCCGCCTGCTCAGGCCACGCGAATGAAGTCTGGACTGTGCAAAAAAGCATGCCGGTCTTCAAAGAACCCAATGACGACCTGAAAGCCCCCATCTTCGTGCTGCAACCCGGAGAGAAGTGCATTCCTCTGGATCATGCAGTCGCCAAGGTCTATGCCTACACCCAGGTGCGATGTGGTGAGCGAGAGGGCTGGGTTGCTGATGATGATTTTCTGAAACAGCCCCCTCATTGAGTCGTGCAGTCTCAATAACAAGCCCCCCTACCGAACCCCTTCCTCCGTTTCCTCTCTTCCATGGCTGCGCACAATGCAGCCCATGAAGCTCATCCCCGAAGACATTATTCGTGCCCTAAACAGCCTGCAACCTGATGGCCTGCAGCGGGCGAGCTGCGCCATTGCGTTTTCCATCGCCTTAGCGCTGGGGCCGAATGGTGAGCCGCCCGAATGGTGCCAGGTCATTCCGGCCGGCACGTTCATGGGCCGCGATGGCCGTGGACCGTGGCATACCGACACCGCCGCCGTACTGACTGACTTTGCAGCAAACCAGGCGATGGGCATTGATCCGGTTGTCGATTACGACCACCTCAGCATGGTGTGCCTGGAGACCGGCCAGAAAGCACCGGCCGCAGGCTGGATCAAGCAGCTGGAAATCCGGGATGGAGAGACCTGGGCACGCATTGAGTGGAATGCCGCAGCCAGTACAGCGATCCAGGCCAAGGAATGGCGCTACCTGTCACCCGTCTTCGACTTTGATGCCAGCGGCCGCGTGGTCCGCCTGGTAGCCGTGGGGCTGACCAACCAACCCAACCTGTTTTTACGCGCACTCAACACTATGGAGACTTCTGTGGACTTGCTGAAACAACTGATTGAGCTGCTGGGGCTGGACCCGGCAGCAGATACCGCAACTGCCATCAACTCGGTCAAGGCGCTGAAATCAGCTAGTACCGACACCCAGACCGCCATGAACAGCCTGCGCCAGGCAATCGGTGCGGCTGCCGACGCTGACCTCAAAACGGTGGCCAACAGCATCATGACCAGCTTTGCCCCCCGCGCTGAGTACGAGCGCGTGGCTAACTCGCTGCAGCAGCTGCAAGCCGGCACTGCTGCCGCCGAAGTCGACAAGGCGCTGGATGAAGCCATTGCAGCCGGCAAGATCGCACCGGCCAGTCGTGGCTTCTACCAGGCCATGTGCAGTACCGACATGAAGGCCTTCAAGGACTTCGTTAAATCCGCCCCGGTTGTGGTGCAGCCCGGTACCGAAACCACCACGCGCGCCGCCAATAGCAAGCATGACAACCAGCAGGCTGGAGACAACCCGCTGATTGCCAACGCCAAGGCCCGCGCCGGCACCAAGTAACCCGATACGGCCCTTGGCCAGAAAAGGACAGTCATGGAATCCCTGACGATCAATCAGACCCTGCCGCCCCAGATCCCTCTGGTGGGTAAGCCGGATGAATACTGCGAAACCCTGTTTGTCGGCCCGGCCGCATTGCCTGCCGGCACCATTCTGGGCGTGGCCACGCTAGACGATGAGCTGGCCGTGGCCTGGCATGTCGGTGACGACCCGCTGGCTTTCGTGCTGGGCGTGACCCGCCACGCGCTGCCGGCAGCCGATGCCGGTGTCACCTCCCGCGAGGTGGGCACGGTAGCCGGTGATTGCCTGGTGGCACTGGATACGCTGCCGGAGCTGCAAGCGGCACAAGTATCTGCCCCGGCCAAATACCGCCACGTTTACCGCCAGCTGTCGGCCCGTGGCATCCGCATCACCGAGCGTGCCGGCGACTAAGCGTCACCCGCTGTCACGACCTCAAGCAAAGGAAAACTGAGCCATGCCTCAATCTATCGCTGACATTCTGAAAGACCCCGCCTTCGGTATCGCCAGCCTGACCGAGTCGATCAAGCTGCTGCCGAATACCTATTCCAAGGTAGGCCAGTCCGGCATTTTTGTTCGCCAGGGTGTGAATGCCCGTACCATCGCCCTGGAGTATGCCGGTGGCCAACTCCACCTCCTGTCCAATCAGGACGTGGGTAGTCCGGGCCAACGCACCAAGCGTGACAAGAAGAACGTGCGGTTCTTCGGGGTGCCGCACATCCCGCACGACGACACCATTCTGGCAGCCGAGCTGATTGGCTCCCGCGTCTTTGGTGGCAACGACACCTTGACGGTGGCCGACGTCGCCAACGTGGTGAACAACCATCTGCAGACCATGAAGGTTCGCCACGACCTGACCCAGGAATGGATGATGCTGGGTGCGCTGAAAGGCATCATTCTGGATGGTGATGGCGACGTGATGTACGACCTTTACAAGGAATTCGGCATCCAGAAGACGGTCATCGAATTCAAGCTGTCTGACCCGAAGTTCAATGTGAAAAAAGCCTGCATGGATGTATGCCGCCACGTTGAAAAGAACCTGCTGGGCGATGTTTCCACTGGTGTTGGAGCATTTGTCGATGCCGACTTTATGGATGCTTTCACCACCCACCCGAACGTGGAAAAGGCATTCCAGGGCTGGATGGCCGCCCAGGAGAACATTGGTGGCGACGTGCGCGCCGGCTTCAAATTCGGTGGTGTGACTTTTGCGGAATACACCGGTGAAGTGCCAAAGGCTGATGGCAAGAGTACCGTATCGCTGATCAGTGCAGGCACCGGCCACGCTTATCCGCAGGGTACCCGTCAGACCTTCCTGATGTACGACGCGCCGGGTGACTTCATGGAAGCCGTCGGTACCCTGGGCCAGCCGTACTACGCCAAGATCAAGAACACCGATTTTGACCGTGGTGTGGATGTCCATACCCAGTCCAATCCGCTGCCGCTGTGCGCTCGTCCGGGTGCCCTGGTGGAATTGAAACTGATCTGATGACGCCGTAAGGCGATAGAGAGACAGCGACCGGGTGGATGCTACCAACACCCACCCGGACAGCTGACCGCAGAAGAGACCTGCAGGCCAACCCGAGGCTGCCACTTTCGTGCACGAAAGCCTGGCAATTCTAACGGGTTTTAACGACCTTGCAGAGACATGAACACCGATATTCGCTGTGGCCATTGCGGCCGGAAAATGGCCGAAGGCCAGTACATTACCCTCAGTATCAAGTGTCCGCGCTGCCGGACACTCAACCATTTCAAGGCCGCGAGCCACCCACCAGCGCACCAGGGCGTGCCAGACAGGACATCGCCTGATGCAAACCCTTCCGATCATTCCCTGGATAGGCGGTAAGCGCCGCCTGGCAAAACACATCCTGCCGCTGTTCCCGGAGCATACCTGCTACGTGGAACCGTTCTGCGGGGCAGCGGCCCTGTACTTCATGAAGAAGCCCGCCAAAGTCGAGGTGTTGAACGACATCTCGGGCGAACTGGTGAACCTCTACCGGGTGGTGCAACACCACTTGGAGGAGTTTGTACGCCAGTTCAAGTGGACACTGATCTCGCGGGAAATGTACAAGTGGCTGCAGATCACACCGGAGGTCATCCTCACGGATATCCAGCGGGCAGCCCGCTTTTACTACCTGCAGAAGATGGCCTTTGGCGGCAGGGTCAGTAGCCAGGTCTTTGGCACTGCCACCACCAGTCCGCCACGGATGAACCTGCTGCGCATCGAGGAGGAGCTGTCGGCCGCACACTTGCGCCTGGCCCGGACCTACGTCGAGCACCTGGACTGGAAAACCTGCATCCAGAAGTACGACCGACCCCACACCCTGTTCTATGCCGACCCACCGTACTGGCAGACGGAGGGCTATGGAGTGCCGTTTCCATTTGAAGAGTACCAGGCACTGGCCGAGGTAATGCGTAGCTGCAAGGGCAAGGTGATCTTGAGTATCAACGACCACCCGGATATTCGTGACGTGTTCGCAGGCTTCAGGATGGAGCAGGTAGCCATCCAATACAGCGTGAACCAGAACAGGGGGAAGGCTAGTTCGGAGCTGGTAATTTGTAGCTGGTAATTGCTTGGCCATGACTCACTTTCATGCCATTGTGATAGCATTGATACCAAAGCTGGATACTGCTAGCGTCTGAAAGTGATAAACATTCCCAATTCACACTTACTTTACGGAGCCCCCCTGAATGGCTGAGTTTGACTTTTGCGATATGCAAATCCAGCGCATGGTTGCACATACTGTCTATGCACGTGGCAAAGGTAATGTGAAAAAAGACCCTGACTGTTCGGATGAGCTTATTGGACTTGATCAAGAGTCTCTTGATTTATTGCAACTTAGGATCATCGGGGCTCTCGGCAACCGTTCGCACGGTGTAAATATGTCAATTGCGAGGGCGAGTGCAGAGTCATTCATGCAGAATGCGGCTATGGTAATGGGAGAGGATGACGCCACATTCATTAATGTATCGAAGCAATTTGCCCGTGATCTTACTGAGGCGCAAACCAACCCGCGCTGGCCAGGTGGGGTACTTATAGTTCTATCTGGTCGTATCGGTGCGCCAAGCAAGCGATTTGTTGCCGTCATCAAAGCTGAGACTGACAAAGGATTCAACGTTGTTGAGGAAGGTGGAAAAATCCAGCTGAGACTGATCAAGAAAATGCTTCTATCGGAAACTCAACGGCTCTATAAAGTCGGAATATTGATCGAACTGGCAGATGTAATGGCAGGCCATGATGGACTAAAGAACGCTGACAACTATTTGGCTTTTCTCTTTGATCACTTGTTAACCAGTAGTGAGACTGGGAAAGCTGCGGCGTATTTCTACGACAAATTCTTGGGCATGAGCATCGCGACTTCTTCACGCCACCAAACAAGGGTTTTCTTTGAAGAAAGCAAGAGCTTCATCAGTAGTTCAGAGCTTTCTGATGAAGACCGCTACACCTTGCGTGAAGCCTTACGTACAGAACTAAAAAACCATGTACCAACGCTTAACTTGGAGGAGTTCGCCGAACGGACTTTCCCAGAAGAATTACGAGATGCATACATTGAACATATGACTGCAAAAGGCTTTCCTAGCCAGTCGATTGTCAAAGATACTGAATATATCAAACATCAACTGAAGAAGCCCAGAAATGTGACCTTCACTAGCGGCGTACTGATTAGAGTACCCGCTGAGCATGATTTTAGGGAAATGGTGGACATTCAGGAAAATGTTGAGGGCTACACGCAAGTACGCATTAAGGGTGCAGTCCAGGCACAAGAATAATGGATTTAAACGTATTTCGTCATGATTTGGAACAAAAACGACCTCAGTTAGAAGCCTGGGGCCGTTTTGTACAGTCTTGCATTCTTGACAGGTTGAATGGGCTACCCGTTTCGATGCAGATCACAGGCAGTCGAGCAAAGGAAGTTGATTCGGCAATTGGTAAGATCGCAAGAAAAAATTATGACGATCCACTGATGCAGATGACAGACCTGGTTGGCGTACGGTTCGTAGTACTAATTTCCCCCCAGATCAAGGTTGTCAGTGAAGTACTTGAATCCATTGATTCGTGGGCATTCTCCCTCGACAGAGACTGGGAGCAAGAAGTAGAAGTTGCGCCGGAAACATTCGGATATCAGTCTCGTCACTACGTGGTCCGCTCCAAGTATGCACTCGATTTTGATGGGGTAACGGTACCTGCAAACCTTCCCTGTGAAGTACAGATCAGAACTATAATGCAGCATGCCTACGCTGAAATGATGCATGACAGCATCTACAAAGCAAACGGCATTGTTCCCCCACAGGCCAAGCGTTTTGCTGCAAGCAGCATGGCGCTCATCGAAACTGCTGATCATTTATTTTGTGAAACCATGCGCCTTCTTGACGAAGAAAACAGACCTAGAAAGCAGCTCTGGGAAGAGCTTGTAGGTATGTATCGTGCCAAGATTGGTGACACGGGTTTTGGCTATGATGAACGTCTCAATCTTGAAATACTTGATCAGTGCAATAAGTACCTTACGCCAGATGTAGCAACAGAAATACAGTTAATGGTGCGTGACCGCCCTGCAATTGTCGAACGCATAAAATCGAGAACAACAAGCGATCCGTTCTGGTTACAACCAACTGCCTTCTTTGCATATTGGCTTGTCCTGAAAGATCGCAGACATGCTTTCGATATATGGCCATTTTCTAGTGCTCATGACGCAATGAGTCTTGTCTATTCTGATCTTGGCATGTCTCTTGGTCGCCGCTACTAGGTGTGAAGTACAAGCATCACTAGTTTATTGATTACTCAGCTAGGCACTATACCCAAGCCAATGCATCGCTACATTTTATATTCTTCAGTAGAATTGGAATACTCTCTTAAAATCATTGCATATTTCATTGCATCACCTCCAACTTCTCTACCAGACACAATTCGTCTAGCCTCTTCTAAAAATCTACCCTCCAAGACATCTCTGAGATAAGAATACTTACTGAACCTCATAGAATTCATCTTATTAAGCTCTTCCTGCGTAAAGAAATTCTCTAACATTTTTTTCATGCCATTAGTCCTATACCAAGGAACATGAGATTTTTTCTTAACTCCTTCCGAAATTTCAAAAGCCAATCTAAACGTCAGTGCCCTGTATGCAAAAAAATGAAACCACAATTTATCACTGAATCGCCCCGGCTTCTCTAGACACTCTTGAGCCGTTGGAAATATTGCTTCTCAAACTCTACCGGCGATAGCCCGTTTGCGGAACCATGCCGGCGTTTCGGGTTGTAGAACATTTCGATGTAATCGAAGATATCCCGCCGGGCCTCCTCCCTGTCGTGATAGGTTTTGCGCTTGATGCGCTCCCGCTTCAGCAACTGGAAGAAACTCTCTGCCACGGCATTGTCGTGGCAGTTCCCACGCCGACTCATGCTGGGCACCAAGCGATGAGCTTTCAAGAAGTCCTGCCAATCGTAGCTACTGAACTGACTTCCTTGGTCGGAATGCACCAGTACCTCCTGCTTGGGCTGACGTCGCCATACCGCCATCAACAGGGCATTCAGCACCAGCTCTCTATCGATACGTGACTGCATCGACCAGCCAATCACCTGCCGCGAGAACAGGTCCAGCACCACCGCCAGGTACAACCACCCCTCATGCGTGCGGATATAAGTGATGTCGGTCACCCAAGCTTTATTCGGTTCATTCACGGTGAACTGGCGTTGCAGGTGGTTAGGTGCCACCACTGCCGGGCGGCCACGGTAATGCCCAGGACGCCGGTGGTAACCCGTCTGCGAACGTAAGCCTTCCTGCTTCATCAGCCGTGCCACACGATGTTTGCCGCAGCGCTCACCCTGAGCCTGCATGTCGTCATGCACCTTGCGATAGCCATAGACACCGCCACTTTCGAGCCATGCCTGCTTGATATACCCCAGCAAGCGCTGGTCTTCTCGAGCTCGCGGTGAGTACGGTGACGCTTTCCAGGCGTAGTAGCCACTGGGATGCACCGACATAACACGACACAGCCGTCGAATAGGGAACTGCTGCGCATGGGCCCGGATGAAGGCATACCTTACCCGGACTCCTTGGCAAAGTATGCGGCGGCCTTTTTTAGGATGTCGCGCTCCTCGGTGACCCGTTTGAGCTCTGCCTTGAGACGTCGTATTTCGGCTTGCTGGTCTGCGGGTTCGGCCGGTTGGGCGCGCTTGGGGTCGAAGCGTTTCAGCCATTGATACAGGCTGTGGGCAGATACGCCGAGACGGCTGGCGACTTCGGCCACTGGGTAACCACGCTCGGTTACCTGTTTGACTGCTTCAATCTTGAACGCTTCGGGGAAACGCGGCTTGCTCATGACACCTCCTTGTGGGGCCTAGTGTGAGGCTCGCGAAGTGTCTAGAAAAGGAGGGGCGATTCAGTTCTACTCCAACGCCAATACCCCAATCGTTGCCGGAACTCTCTACTCTGGTGCCAAACTTTACTATGCGCAGTTGTATACATCCGGTTCGTCCCAGTCTGTGACGCAAGGGTCCGTGGTTTATTCGATTGTGGGAGCCTCAGCGGTGGGAACCTGGAGAGCCATGCACTCGTTGGTAGCAGTGGGCGGCAACTTTACGATTTTTTTAGCGCAGAGGGTTGCATGAAATTTGAATATACGGCGGTAACTGATCTGCAGTGGGCTAACAACGGCCGCGCAATCACGATGACCGTATGTTTTGTCACTCTGGGGGCCGTGCCATTTACGGCAGCGCCAGATGACACGACAGAACATGGCCGGGAGCTTTTTGCGCGGGCCGTTGCCGGTGATTTTGGAGACATCCGAGAGTCGGATACTGATGATGCCATGCTGCGTTATAACCAGATTCAGCAAGCACAAGCTGCGCTGGACGCGTCTGACCGAACGGTACTACGCTGCTACGAGAAATCTATTCAGGTACCGACCGAGTGGGCAGCGTATCGTAATGATCTAAGGGAAATCATCCGCGCGACATCATTTGATTCCTCGGTGAAACTTCCGACTAGACCGCCATTCCCACTGGATGCCTGA